TTGCGAAGAAAATCACTCAAGTCGTCGGAGGTATCGCTGGCATTCCGGGGTCAAACCAGATCGCGAAGACCAGCGACTACCTCTACAAATGGTCTCAGGGCACGCTGAAAAACGAGCCCGACACGGTCGCGGAAGGGATCTATAAATCGCTGATTCACGGCGACCGGTAGCTTCACCGATACACACATCACCTCTACCACTGTGTCACAATATGTGGTAGGTATTCTTAACATCAGCACAATATATTGTGCCCTATGAGGAGGGCTGTAATTTGACTGTGTCCGCAGAGTCCAACAAGGTAACGTATGCCGGAAATGGCAGTACGACGAGCTTCTCGACGGTCTTTACGTTTGCCGCAAATGATGAGGTGACGGTCACTAAAGTCGTGACCGCGACTGGCGTCGAAACCGAATTCACCCTGGGCACCGAGTACACGCTCACGGGCGCCGGCACAGGATCCGCGGGCACCGTCACGATCTCGACAAGCCCAAGCGATTTCACACCGGCGAGCGGCACGAAGCTCGTCGTGCAGCTCAAGCCTGATTTTACACAGACCACAGACCTTCCTCGAGGCGGCACGGTATCGCCGGCCGACACCTTGGAGCCGATGCACGACAGCCGTGTCCGGCAGATGCTGCGCCTGAAGGATGACGTCGATCGATCATTGAAGCTCCCGATCGATGAGACAAGTGCTGCCGTCCTCCAGAACGCGACGCTGCGCGCGGGCAAGATCCTGTCGTTCGACAGTACGACCGGCGCGCCGATCACGACGCAGGAATTTGGCACGTTCCGCGGTAACTGGGCTGCAAGCACCGCATACGTGGCGCGGGATTTGGTGAAAGACACAAGCACCGCTAACATCTTCCAGGCAAACACCGCGCACACGTCCTCCGGCGCGCAGCCGCTGACGACTAACACGGATAGCGCAAAGTGGGATCTCATTGTAGACGCGGCCACGGTGACCACCTCGACGGCCGCCGCAGCCGCCAGCGCCACGGCTGCCGCCTCCAGTGCCACGGCTGCAGCGTCGAGTGCAACAACGGCGACGACAAAGGCGAGCGAGGCGGCAACGTCGGCGACAAGCGCAGCGTCGAGTGCAACAACCGCAACGACAAAAGCAAGCGAGGCATCGACATCTGCGACGAATGCGGCATCGAGCGAAACGACCGCAAGCACAAAGGCAAGCGAAGCGTCAACGTCGGCGACGAACGCGGCGTCTAGTGCTACGAGTGCCGCGTCCAGCGCGACAACGGCGACAACGAAGGCAAGCGAAGCGTCTACGTCAGCGTCGAACGCGGCGACATCTGAAAGCAACGCATCAACGTCGGCTACGAATGCGGCATCCAGCGCAACGACAGCGACTACCAAAGCAAGCGAGGCGGCAACGAGCGCCACTAATGCTGCAAGCAGCGCGACTACAGCAACGACAAAAGCCAGCGAAGCTTCAACATCTGCTGCCAACGCGGCGACTTCTCTGTCCACATTCCAGGGACAGTATCATGGAGCTGCGTCGAGCGATCCTAGCACAGGATTAGATGCTGGCGATTTGTATTTTGATACGACGGGCAACGTGCTGCGCGTCTACAGCGGCTCAGCTTGGCAAGACGCGGCGGTGAGCGCTTCGAGCTTCCTGACCGCTACCAGCAATTTAAGCGACGTTAACAACGCTGGCACAGCGCGTAGCAATCTTGGTTTAGGCACCGCCGCCACTCAAGCGTCCACAGCCTTCGAGGCAGCGGATAGTGACATCCTGAAGGCCGACACTGCGGATGTCTTAACAGCGGGTTTCGCCGCAACCGTCCACGACCTTTCCACGATTTCATCAGGCACAACGACTCTGGACGAAGCAAACGGCAATCTCCAGAAATGCGTTAATGGAGGTGCTTTCACTTTAGCCCCGCCATCGAACAGTTGCACAATTGTCTTACAGGTAACGAACAATGCTAGCGCAGGAGCTATAACAAGCTCTGGGTTTACGCTTACGGACGGGGATTCGATTTCGACCGGGGATGGAGACGACTTCTTCTTCTATTGCACGGTTGTCGGTTCATTCTCTCACGTAACTGTCAAGAAGCTCTCGTAATGATGTTTCCCATCGTTCAGGGCGGTCACTCCGCTGGAGTCTCGATTACGATATCGAGCAACACAGAAAACTATAATTTAGCGTCCGACTTAACGAACAACTACGGCTGGAACGGGTCAGACGCCATCGACGTGACCGTCACCGTCAACTCGAGTGTGACAGTCTCCGCGACAGCTACAGCGACAGCGGCTTTCCATGTTGATCTGGTGGCTGGGTCAACGCTCGCACTTAACAACAATGGAACAATTGTTGGGAAAGGCGGCGCGGCTGGATCGGGCGGCGGTGGCAGTGGCGGGGCAGGCGGTAACGCGATCAGTCTTCAAGACGTGACCGCAACCATAAACAATCTCTCGGGTGCGTTCATTCGTGGGGCTGGTGGCGGCGGCGGCGGCGGCGGTTCGGTTTCAGGGCACGGATCATCAACTGACTCAGAAGGAGCTTGCGGCGGCGGCTCAAGTTACGCGGGCGCGGCGGGAGGTGCTGGAGCAGGGCCGGGGGCCGCTGGAAATGGCACTTCGATTGGTGGTCCCGCCGGATCAGGCGGAAACGGTGGCACCTTTGGAGCCGCAGGGTCAACCGGCGGAAGCGGCCACGGATCAGGCTGTTCAGTCAGCAATGGCGGCGGCGGCGCTGGCGGGGCGGCTGGAAAGGCCATCCATCACGTCGCAAGCGTAACACAAACGCTAAACGATTCCGGCACAATTAACGGGGCAACATCGTGATGCATTTGGTCGTTTATTCTGTGTTGGTTGTTCTGGCAATCGCTATCACGCTCGTTGGCAGTTTTTCGTCAGAGCGCGAACGAGTACGAGTTTTGATGGAGCTTGAAAATGATTTTAGGTAGCAATCAATCGCCGTCTGATATCGCCACGATGGACATGGTCTTGAACGATGCTGGTGATCAATTTGTCGAACAATACAAGCCGATTGAGGATGTCAGGACTGTTGCGCTAGAAAGGCTTAACGCTATGTGTGCCGCCACAAAAGAGTGGCACTACGCGGCCAGCGCCGTCGAAACAAAATGTAAGGAATTTGTAAAAGGCACACGGTTGCTCACCGATGCAAACATGATCGATGGAGACACCGTTGATGAAAAGGTGATTACTGCTTTCAAGGAATTGCGTAAACCAGAAATCCGCGCAGCGCTTGATCGTAAACGCGACAAAATGATTGCCGCAATCAATGCCGAAACGGACGCGGTGAAGATGCTTGAAATAGCAAGCGATGAGTCAAGCTATTTGAACAGTGCAATCGATGAATCCGAGTGTCCCGAGTGCCAAGCATTTCTGGCAGAGATGCCCAGCGGGGCGAACGTGCGAAGAGTCTTTGATCGACTTGGTGCCAATTGTGGGTCTGACGCTTTGCGTAAATTAGTGTCAGCGCTGGGGCAAGAAACAGCAACAAGCGAAACTGAATACAGTGGCGCACTTGGTTCCACGTTGCAGTTAGCTAGACCGGACATGATTGACGTTGCTGGCATTGCAGATCACAAACCAACGCCCATCGAAAAGATCGCGCATGAAATCCACAACTTATGGGTGCCAGTAGATCGCAGCGGAACACTAGCATCGCCGCTGAAATTGACAGGACCAGCTATACCCGCAGTCGGTAGCTTCAATCAGACCTTTTCTGATGTAGCAGACGCACGGGGCGCAGCCCTGTGGGCCGAAAATAAAAAGCTGTCGGTGTTCTGGAGCGGAGGAATCGATAGCACGGTGGCGCTTGTTGGTTTATTAAAGACTGTGCCTGATGGACGCCTGTCCGATCTAACTGTTCACTGTAACGCCGCATCGATTTTGGAGTACCCAGAGTTTTATGCAGCGCATATCAAAGACAAGCTGACCGTCAAATCGACACCAGAAGTTGTTAAACCAACGGATCGCTACTGGGCCGAAAATGTTTTCGCAAGTAGCACGGTAGACGAAATCGCGAAAACGCTAAAGACCTCGCTAGTTGTCACTGGCGAACTTGGGGATCAGGTCTTTGGAAGCGCTGGGTTTGCCAATGACCCTGACAAAATTAGTAGCACCATCGATGACTTGCTGGTCGCGCAAGAATTAACAGACATTCGAGATGAGATAGACGCTTTATCTACGGCCTGTCCTATTCCGATAAATAGTGTGACCACGCTTATGTGGTGGTGGAATTTCAGTTGCAAATGGTCTGAGGTACGCTTCAGAGGTTTGACCTCTGTTACGGATAGCGACGACTTTGCTAACGTCCGGCACTTCTTTGATACTGACGATTTCCAAAAGTGGTCTATAGCAAATGACGATCTCAAGATTAAAGACACCATTCAGTCGTATAAATTTACAGCAAAGGATTACATACATGACTTTGCCAAACACGACGACTACCGCGACCAAAAGCTGAAGGTAGGATCACTGCGGGTTCGTTGGGGTGCACCAATCGCCATTGACAACAACAACACTGTCATTCGCGCTGGCGACACAAGCACCGACCTTGAGCTAATCAAATCGCGATACGGCGACGACCTGAAGAGGTACGCGCGATGATCGAGCTGGTCGCGCTTACCGACGCCGAATAACCTGTCGCAGGTCAGCGAAAGCACTGTTGGCTTGGCTGGCGAATTCATCGCCGCCGCTGCACTTGTCGAACTCGGCGCGCAAACGATGTGGTCGCCGGTCGCCGGTTGCGACCTCCTTTGTTACGACGAAGGGTTTTATCGCGTAGAGGTTAAGACTGCGGGCGCGCGTGACAGGCAACGCCCGACGATGTTCCGTTGGGCAACGAGTCGAGGCAGCAAAAACAAATGGCGCGTGACAATCGAATTCTGCGATGTGGTCGCGCTGGTCGCGCTTCCGGTTCGCCGCGTTGTGTTCCGCAACACGAACGCAATCACCGGCAAAAATACGAGTCTATCAGCAAAACATTTTGTTGAGGGTTGTGAGGCGGCTACCTGGGCCGAGGCAAAAAAATGGAAACCGTAATTTCTCAATACTGGGAGCAACTACTTCTTATCGGCGCGCTTATTTTTCATGCGGCCAGATCATACGCCCAGATTAGCGAGATGCGTAAAGACATCGATCAGCTCCAGGCCGAGATCTTGCGATACACGAAATGGACACAACAGCAAGCGGAACAGATTGTCCAATTGCGCGCTGAGGTCTCCGTTAACAACAAGCAGATAACCAGCCTGTGGGACTTCACCAACGGGATACGTGACCGGCTTAACGGCCACGGTAAACACTAACCACACCGGAGACATCAATGATCGACTGGGACAGCTTCCCGAATTTCGGGGAGAGCGAATTCGCGTGCCAATGCGGCTGCGCGTTAGCCGACATGCAGGAGCCCGCACTCCAAACATTTCAGAATCTTCGAACATCCTACAACCGTCCACTGACGGTGAGCTCGGGATACCGCTGCGCGGGGCATCCAGTAGAAGCGCGAAAGATCGATCGCGGCGGTCGACCTGGCGCGCACAATTCCGGTTTTGCGGCGGACTTCGCGGTCGCCGGCGAGGACGCGATCGAGCTGCTTCGATTAGCGTTAAACGATCCACGGGTGACGGGGATTGGGATCCAACAACGGGGCCCGTGGAATTCGAGATTCCTACATTGCGATATTTTACCCGTGGGCGGCGATGAGAAAATCGCACGCCCTGCACTCTGGACTTACCCATGAAAGGAAAAACAGATGTCCAAAATCCTACAACTTGTCATTGCGCGCGCAAAGGAGCCGAGCTCGCTCGCATCCCTGGCGGTCGTGTTTTCGGCACTCGGGTTCAACGCGAGCGAAGAAATGATGAGCGCGATAATGGGGATAGTCGGCGGTGCTGCGGCGCTCGCCGGGATCTTCATGTCTGAGAAAGGTAGCTCGTGAGTGCTTGGGCTATTGTTCTCATCTGCCTCGCAGGCGGCGCCACGTTGGCCGGCGCCGTCTGGCTGGGGCGGCGTTGGCAGGCGGGTCGCCAGGCGGAGGCGACATCCGCAGCCCAGGCTCGTATGGCGGAGCATCGCGATAGCAGCGATTCTGCTTCTACCGACCGGATGCGTGACGGCCGCTGGTAGCGTGGTCGGGGCAGGAGCCTCGGCTGTCGGAGCGTACTGGGACTACCGCGGCGCCAAGAGGGGTGAGCCCGTCATCGTCACCCCGCCGATCGAAGCCTATTCGAACGACGTCCAAGCTGCCGCAGCCGCGGAGATGAAAGCGCTGAACGGTCCATGTCCACGGGACACGGTGGTCGGCGACTGCTCGGTGCTCAAACGCATGGTCATCGACTATGGAGATCTGCGGCAACGGATCCGGGCAGCTAATGCACCGGACTGATGACGACTACGACTGGACCGAGGACGCGATCGGTTCCTACGCACTGGCGATCGAGACGCTCCGCGAGAGCTATCTGGCTAATAGGTTGCCCGGCGAAAGCGCAAAGGAATACCTCGAGCGGACCAGTCAATAAAAGGTTAGGAAGTTCTCCGTGCAAACCCATGCGTCCCTATGCCAGTTAAAAGTTCCTAACCTTTGCCTAACGTATTGATTTATAATAATTGATTGACTCAGCCCCTGGGCACCACTACCTTTCTAAGTTGTTGAAAGTAGTGGTGTTTTTAGAAGGTTAGGAAGTTTAGGACTGAAGGTTAGGAAGTTATGTTCTATTCCTGTGCTTCTCGCGCCTTTTTAAGCACATTCTCGGCGAGTCGTTTTCGGCGTACACCTTTAGTGTAGCGGGACACTTCTTTAAGCGTATCCCATCCGCCCATAGCCATTATTTCGTGATCGCTATGGCCGTCTTCCGCGAGTCGGACGGCTGCGGATTTACGCAACCCATGAGCCGATAATCCTTCCAGATCAGCCGCACGCACGGCCGTCCTAAACCAATTACCAAAACTCTCATTCTTATACGGTCTACCGTATTGAGTGACCAAATAAGTCAGATCGCCGGTAGGGCTCACGTCGAGGATCTCACGTAACCCCGGCAATATAGGCAAAGACATATGGACCGGCTTACGTTCACGGTTCTTGTGCTGCGTAAAGTAGAGCCAGCCATCCTTCTCATGCTGACGCCCGAGCACAATAATGTCGCTTCGTCGCTGCCCTGTGTATACGAGTAGGGCGAGTGCCAGTCGCTCCTTCGTGCCGATCGGCCAACGCTCTTCATACTTCTCAATGTCAAAGATCGTCCACTCTCTGAAGCCTTCAGAAGACCCCTTCAATAGCGGCACATCCCGCATCGGGTTATAGCTTATGATGTCGTTGTCCAAGGCGAACCTGAATACGCCGCGCAGCGCTTTCATTACGTCGTTTGCGGACCCCGGCGTGCTTGCATTTTCATCCCGCAGTTTGCGGATATGCCGCACTTCCCAATCTGTGATTTTCGTATCCCCATACTTATTGAGGAAATCCGTGAGAATTGTCTTTCGCCGTTTGCGCGTAACCTCTCCGAGATTATTCTTATAGTCGGCGCTCGCGTAATACTGGCTAACGATCTGCGTCATCGATCCACGTGACACGTTCCTCGAGGGCGGCTTTGCGATCGTGGCGCCTGTTGACGCCTTCAGATAATCTTCAAGAAATTCCGGCGAGCCAACGGGACCTCTTAATAAGATCTGTTTTTTACCCGGCTCGCGATAGTAGATGCGTTCCCGACCATGCCGGTCGATATATCGATTGATATGTTTAACGCGCACTGAAGATGGCATCGACTGAATTCCCTTCAAACTCCCGCGGCAGCTCCTCGAACGCCTCATCGAGCTCAACGCGGTCCCAGATCTTCTTGGTCCCGATCAGCCGCGGGGCGGGCATAAGCCCGTCTTGAATCATTTGGTCGAACTTGCGCGGAGAGCAACCCACGTACTCCGCCGCTGTTGGTCTTGATAATCCTCTTGGCGTCATCGCTTCCTCCTGACGCAGCTCCCCATCAACATCCGTGCGCCGGCCGCGGTCGCCTGGACGTGCGCCTGCTCTATGTGTGCTCTGCAATCCGCCCGCGTCCATCGCTGTTCGCCCGCCGCCCGCGCCTCGATCGAGACGCAGGTAGCAGAGCAGAGCATATAGACCGCGACGATCATAGCGCCGCATCGAGGATCGCGACGTAGATCGCGAACCAAACCAGGCTCGCGATCAACGACACAATCAAGATGTCGCGGGTTTTCTCCAAGAACCTCACAACGATTTCTCGAGCGCAGTCAGTCGCTCGACCAGCGAGCGCGGCTCGTCCTTGTCGCGACCGTTGCCATTTTCGCTCGGCGCGCGCTTGCCGTGGATCGGGTTATTAGTCACGCACTCGTTCTGATCGCCTGGCGGTAGGCACCAGACGCGCCGGCCGCCGTTTTCTTGGCGGGTCTCTCCCTCCTTCCCGACCTCCTTCAGCGCGCGGTAAAGCGCCCATGCCGTTTTCTCGTTCGAGAAAAAGACGCTATCGCCAGCGACCATCTGCTCGGCGATCTGCAAATACGGCCCACGGTTGCCGCGGATCGATATCCTCGGAATACCCTTCTCGATTTTGTACTTTACTGTGTCAGTCATTATTTGCCTCCTGGGCTTTTAGGTTTGTGTTAATACGCAGCGGCGGTGGTGGTGACTTCTCGATCCGATACCTGGATGCGCGTTTCCAGCCGCCGATGATCTGCCCACGGCGGGCAGAGTCGTGCGCGTTTTCGAGCGCCTGCAGAGTCACCTCGCGTTGATCTGTTTGCTTCATGTCATCTCCTCTGGTTGTGCTGCACGTGCTCGGGTGGGCGCCGGCCGAAAGGGTGGGACAAACGACCGACGCCCCGCCGAGCACGCGCTACGCGGCCAGGAGCTGCTGGAAGGGTGCAGATCCGACCCAGCGCGACACCTCGGACTCCCGGTCCGACAGCGTAGTCGCGACGTTATCGTTACCGGTTTGGCGGATTGGAAATTCCTCGCTGTTATGCGAGGAGTAGAACGTGAACGCGGATGTCAGCGCGTAGACGTTGAAGCCCCGATCGGCACATTCGCGAGCCGCGCGATGAAGCAGCTTCTCGGCTTTCCTCTCAGACATGGAGGGCAGCGCGCGGATCGTCTCTTCGATTTGCGTCCAGGTCAGGCCGGTCTCGGCCCATTCCCGCATGGTCGCGACCTGCTCCTGGAAGCGGGGCATCAGATCCTCCAACCAGACCTTGAAGTAATCCGCCTTTGCGCCGCTGGTGTGCCGGCGCCGCATATAATCAATTGCGTTGAGCGCGGTCATGCCGTTTTGACAGACCAGGTCGAGGCTGCCGATGTTAATTCCCGTTGACGTGCCCCCGTCGTAGCCGGTCGTAATGGCGCACGTGGCGGCTACCGTGGTGCCGACGTTCAGGGTAGCGCTCGTCGAGTTGCCATACGTCAGCGCCTCGGAGAACGCCTTCACGACGTACTGTCGTTTGACGAACGCACCGTTGCCGGCGCTCGTGTCACGGATCTCGACCTCGGCGAGCTGCTCTGGCGCGAACGTATCCATCATCGCCTGCTCGGCGAGGAGGCAGAGGTCGCGCATCTGGACGACCTCGTAACTATCACTGACCACGCCCAGGGGGACCGGCTGACCGTCGCGGCTTGCGTAGGTGCCACTGAAGCCAGGCATCTCGAGCATCTGCCCGCCGCGGCCGACGCCCAGGATGGGGCGCTTGACGACGGGGCACAGGATTTCGGAGCCGGCGTGGCTCGCGAAGATTTGAGGGCGGGGAAGGTTGTCGTTTGTTCTGATAAAAGACATAAATTAGATCCTTGTTGCTTTGGCCGTTTGTCCTGTCAGGGGTGATGCGGCCGGGTTAGAGGGGGTCGACCGGAGCGGTAACTCTGGTCGACCCATTTCATTAGGCGTGCTTTTTGAGAAAAGCCCGTAGCTGCTTCATCTCGGCGTCGATGATGTCCTGCGATACGCTGCAACTTGCATAATGCTCACGCTCATCGACTAAACGATTGAGTAAATAATCGGCCTCATTAACGAGATCAGCATCGCTGTATGTGTCGCTGACGCACTGCTCCGTCGCCTCGTCGAGATATCGGTCGGCGACATCGATGCAACTGAACTGGTTAAAAAGAGCCTCGCATTTGAATGCGTCTTTGGCGATTTGCCTGATCATTCTCACGCCTCCACCCGCTCGATGCGGAAGGGTTGATTTCGTCCCTCATCCGCTACCCGCTCGATCGGCGCGGTCTCGAAGCCCAGGCAAGCCGCTTCGACCGTCCTACGGCTACGATAGCCGCTTTGCCACTTGACCCATCGGTATCCCTCCGTGTCGATCGCATCAGCGCACCAAACGCGGGGGCGCAGAAATTCATCGCGGTAGATTTCGTATTTTTTTACTATGCTCATTTCGTGATCCTCTCCCAATCGACTCTCTTGAACTTGTGCCTCACTGGCTCGCACTTGGACCCGCCAGGCCAGCTCCGCACGGTGACCCACTTGTGCCCGACCGTGACCACCTCGACCTGGCGCACGCCCGAACCAATACGCGGCGCCTGATCCTCGAGCTTGATCGTCACCAGGTTCGAGGATTGCTTCGACTTGCGGGACACGGTCCTCGGCTTTCGGGTCACGATCCGCTTGGGCTTCTCGTGGCGTCGATCCAAAAACGCCGGGAGTGTTGGTGGTTGTTGTATCTGCATGTTCATCTCCGTTTTCCGTGTTTGCGAATTCATCGCCCCATTCGGCGACTGTTTTGCGCGAGCCCTTCTCGGACTTCGCGAAAAGGCGAGCACCCTCGGCATAGCTGTTCTTTCTCCACTGGCCGACCGGGGCGCGTTTGTTCGGGTCCGTCTCGCCGGCAGCGACGGCGTCGAGCCAGCGCTGGTGCTTGATGACGGACATGACCTTGAAGTTCTCTTCGATCTCCTGGCACTTGGCCCACAAGTCCGGGTGGTTGTCGTGCAAGTCCTTCAGCTCTTCCTTCGTCTGGAAGGGGCAGAAGAAGCAGGACGATTTCTCAACAGTGACCGGCCAGAGGTGGCGCAGGATCCGCTCGCAGTCCGCGCGATCGAGACCCAGCTCGACCAGCGGATGGATGCATTGGTGCGTGTCAGTCTCTTTCGAGGTAAACTTGCGGTGCCCTTCGTTTGCCTCGATGCCGATCGCCCAGGTGATGGTGCCGGCGTATTGGCTCTCGGCCCATTTGTGCAGGACCTCGGCCTTGAACTTGAGGGAGCAGACGTGGCCGGCGCCTGGCAGCAACGGCAGGTTACCGAGGCGCTCGAGCCACTCGACGATGTTCTCACCGTCTTTGCGAACCGTCTCGAAACGGAGCCCGGCGTCGGCGCAAATCGCCGCGGCGGTCTCGACGTTTTCGTATGTCTTGGGGAACTCGGCGCCAGGGTCACTGAACACAACGGCGTCGAACATCGGCAGCGCGGCGTCGATCTCTTCGCGCGTGCGGCCGGTCAACGCCGCTGCTTCGTCGCGGTTGAGATGGATCGCCAGAAGCGCTGTGCTGTCTACGCCGCCGCCGAATGAAAGAATTTTGTTCAATTTCTATTTCCCTTTTCCTAAGAAGTGCATTAACGTGCATTTGATCATAAGCTTTAATGAGCATTACGCAAGCACAAAATGCACATTTATAAAATGCTTATTAATGCAAGGAACACAGAAAAAGAAGGGAATCAGATTATGAGTCTTAGAAATCACATCAAGCGGATGCAATCCGGGTTGGCTCGGTCGAAAGGAATCTATGACGCGCGAGGAGTTCGATGGTCGGTGAATCCGGTCGTGCAATTGTGGCGGCTAAGGTTTCGGGCGATCTATTTGTTTTCGATGGCCGGTTTGTGGTTGCAGAAGCACCCAAGTGATCAGATAGCGGGCCAACACGAACTCGGTGACACTATTCGCGAATGGCGGAACTCGTCGGCCTCGGTCGGCGGAACCGTCACGCGGACGATCCTCGCAAAATTGTGCCAGTCCTCGACCGTGACCCTTGCCGAGCTAGAGGTTTTGTGCGCCGGGCTGGCAGGACGAAGCGCCATCAACACGCTTCTCAAGACGGGCGTTAAAATGAAATTACTTACCCAGAGTCAAGGTGAGTATCGCGCGACTGATTTATTGATGTCTGAAGCGTATGATCGCACTCTGTTTAAATTATTGGACCCGAAGATCGTCGAGTTTGCGGAGTTCGTCGTCATGTTTTCTACGCTGCGTAAAAACGCAGACCTTGTGGGCGATCTTGAGCGTGACGGAAATCTGGACGCCGATAGCGGTCTCCGTCAAAGCATTCCCGAGGCGCTGTTCAATGAGGTGTATAACGAGGAGATCGATCTTCACTTGCCGGGCGAGGTGCGACCGGACTTCAAGTTGATCGAGGGCGGGGAAGATAAATAGGTTCGCTGGCCGAACCTTTTAGGTTCGCTGGCCGAACCTTTTAGGTTCGCTGGCCGAACCTTTTAGGTTCGCTGGTCGAACCTTTTAGGTTCGCTGGTCGAACCTAATTGGTTCGCCGGTCGAACCTAATTGGTTCGATTAAAGAACTTTAATATCCCAGGCGTGTTTGCATATCCTATTTCTCAAGGGAGATAGGATATGCAACACTTATACGGCGGTAACAGCCGCCATCACCACCGCAAAAATGTACACAGAAAATTCGCCGAGGTCTTCCAGCGGCAGGGGCGCGTGGACCGGGTTGTTCGACTCGGGGATCAGCACGTAAGCCTGCCCGGAGGCCAAACGCACAAGCCGTTTGACAGTTGCCTCGACCTGATCGGTTTTGCTGTCGCGCCGCATCGCGACCACGAACTTGTTGTCGGGGAGCCGCTCGCTCTCCGGATCGAATGGGCGGCAGATCAACAGCGACCCGTCCGGGAAGCGTTTGTCCATCGAGTCGCCGCGGACCTCCAACGCAAACGCGTCGGGTCCGTAGCGCTCGGATCCAATCGGCAACGTCTCCTGATCCTCGATAGGAACCTCAAACGCCTCACGAAACACGCCCGCCTCGACGGCGCCCAGGACGCGGATCGCGCTGTCCGTAAGCGACGCATTACCGGATACTGTGACAACGCGGCTCTCCGCTGTTTTGAGGGTCCGCTGCCGCAGGCGAAGCAGCTCGACGGCCGTCTTCCGGCGCAGCGCCCAGGCGGCGGGGACCGCGTCGTCGGGTGCGAGCTGGGTTACAGCCGTCAGGTCGTCGCCACTCAGATCCTCGAGCGCAACGTCGACGGCACGCTCCACGATCGCGGTAAGCGTTGACGGTTTAATGTTGAACCGCGGTGTCGCGCCGCGGCGCATGAACCTGCTAACCGTCGAGGCTGCATAACCCGCATCGTTCGCAAGCGCGGAATAGCTTAGACCGGTCAGACGCCGGAGCGCGATCAGTATTTCCTGCGCCTCGGCGATCCGCGGATCCGCAACTTTCTCGCGTGTGTGATCCTCTATCATATTACACTCCCTGCGCTTCCGTCATACGCTGACATAAGCAAATGTGCAAACAGATTTATGCGGGTGCATTTTAGTGTTGCATTTTTAAAAACCCTGCTTATCAAGGGAGCATTCCATGAACACAAAAAGCACGGATAAATGAGCCTTCCAAACTTCGACGACATTAAAAACCGCGCAGATGCTTTGGGTCTGTCTCTCTCCAAGCTTTGCCGCGACGCGGACATCTCAGAGAGCACACTGCAGCGTTGGCGCCGGGGCGATACCGATCCACTCCGTAAAATTCGAGCGGTCGATGACGCGCTCAAAAAGCACGAGGACGCGCGCAATGACGGCTAAACTCATTCCTTTCGCGGGCTCAACGTCTGAGCAGCGGAGATCGACGACGCGTGAGCCCCGTAAATACCATCGCAAGGACACAAACCAGTCGGCCGCGGACGAGATCGTGCGCTACTGGGCCGAGCGCGGCTATGTGGTCAAGGCGGAGGTCCGCGATCTCTCAGCCGGCAACCTGCAATGGACAATAAAAACAGACATGATCGCGGGTCTCCCGCGACAACTCTATGTTGAGCGGGCTGCGGCGGCGCTCGACAAATGAAAATACTTGGTGTGGATCCTGGTCTCAGCGGTGCGATCGCGCTTGTCGGCGACGGACACCTTGCGGTCCGCGACATGCCGACAGCGGGCGAGCTCAAGCGGCGCGTCATCGTGACGGCCGAGCTGGCCGGTATCATCCGCGCCTGGGCGCCGGATTGCGCTGTCATCGAGAAGGTCCACGCCATGCCAAAGCAAGGGGTCAGCTCGAGCTTCCGTTTTGGGCAGGCGCTTGGCGCAATCGAGGGCGTCCTCGGTGCTCTCTTAATACCCGTGGAGTACGTGACACCGCAGTCCTGGAAGAAACACTATCGGCTAACGGCGAATAAAGACGA